TAGCGCAAGCGCTTGAACGAGGATTGCAAGTCGAAACGACGGAGAGAGCCGTTGGGAGGAAGGTTCTCGGGGGAATAGGTGTAGGTGACAGCGAGGGTTGGCTTGAACGTCGAGCGGGCTTCGTGAATGCCCCGGATTTTCCACTCCATGGCCCTCCGGATCCGACAGTTGATGCAATGACCGCAGCGGATCGGAATCGTGTTGTCGAAGTGCGCGAGGTCGGCGGGAGTCTCGAAAGCAGAGGACGAGGGTGCCCGGCCGACGAAACGATACTCGTCGCCCTCCAGAGCAAGGAGGTTCGGCCGGAGACACTGCCTCACAGACGGATGCCGCCGCGCTCGACGTGGCCGTTGACGTTGAAGCGGTGGGTGCCTGCAGCTGCCTTGAAGCCGCGCTTGGACTTGGACCGGGAAAGAGACTTGCCACGCATGAAGGGACCTCTCAGTTGATGGGGGAAGGGTAGGAGGGGTGCTCGTTGCCGTCGAGGGCTGTGCCGCTGTCACCTGGAAGAAGATCATCAAGTTGATCTTCTTCGGGTAGGTGTTGCGCTCTGCCAGAAGAGCGCAGGAGGCTTGGGAAAGGTGGGGGGGACCCCAAGGGCTAACAGCCCTGGGGGTGCCCCCCAGCCCCCCACTACGGCGCAGGAGGAGACGCCGGAGGAGTGGCGTTCGGGACGGAAACGTCCTCGAGAGTCGAGGCGCGATATCGCGCGTGTTCGTCGAGAGCGTCGAGGAGACGCTCGGGATCGTTGCCGGTGGCCTGGCGAACTTCGGCCGGGAGGGCGTCGTAGGCCTCCCGGACGGCGCGAACGTTCGTGAGCGCCTGGTGGAGATCGCCGATCTCGGAAACATCGAGGTACTCGGCGACCCGCGCATTGACGCGCGGCGGGAGCTCGCCGGTGGCCGAGAAGCGGAGAATCACGTTGTTGATGTCGCACTCCTCCGTGAACTCCTGCTGAGTCAGAGAGGGCTCGGGGCAGACGAGCTGGACGCGAGGGGAGCGGTTGAAGGGCGTGCGGATGACGCGCTGTTCCTCGTTGAGCGAGGTGGTGGACTTGGGTGCCATAGGTTGAGCCTCTGGTAGTTATTGGGAAGGGAAGTTGCGACGTTCCGCACGGTCGCGTCGGTCTTGCTCGCGTTCTGCCTGCCGAGCCCGGTAGTAGTCGTTCTCCTGGCGCTGGGCGTCCTTCGCGTTGCTGTTCCGGTCGCGCCGACCGGTGAGGACGGACGCGCGCCCCTTGAGAACGATGTCAGCGACCGGCCCGAGCCGGTCGACGATCGCGTCGTAGCTCTTACCCATGCGGACCATGGTTTCGAAGTCGTTCAGCCAATCGGCATCGATTCGATACTCGACGTTCTGATAGCGGGTGCCTTCTTCGCGGGCGGACGACAGTCCGGCCGCGCGGCGATTGGCTTCGGCGATAGCGGCCGGAAGGTCCGCAGCAAGCTCGGCGCGAATCCGGTCACCCTGCGATCTGGCCAGGTCGGCTCGGGCCGCGGGAAGCCCCGCTTCCCGCTCGCCGACCTTGAGATCGGTATCGGCCTGGTTCCGGTAACCGCCAGTGGTGGCCTCGAACGCTCCGGCCCGATGGCCCTCCGCCTTCGCGCGCAGCTCCTCCAGCTGCGCATCGCGGATCGCTTCGGCGGTCTGCGCCTGAGCTTCGGCCTGGCGGGCGTTGGCGGTTGCCTGGGTCGTCTGCGCCTCGAGAAGAGCGCGCTGGTTGGGCGCCTTCGAGGCCTCGCCGACGTCCTTCGCGCTACGCGCGAAATCCGTCTTGATCTGAGCGGTTCCGGTGTTGGCGTAGCCCGGGGTGGCGCCGGAGGCCAGCATAGGATTCAGACCGGCCTCCCTCATGGAGTGCATCATATCCTGATAGGCGGTTCGGCGAAGGTCGCGTGTGAGGTAGGCGTTGAAGGCAGCTCCACCGATGGAGCTGCCCACGTTGAGAATCTCGTTGCCGACCGCGCCGCCGACCTGTCCGAGAGCGCCCCACGCGCCCATCAGAAGTGATCGATCATGCCCGGGACGCTGAAGACCGGCATCACTCGGGAGTGCTTGCACGAGTAGTAGGCGTCCAGAATAAACTCGGGTTCCGACGGGACGGCGACGACTCGCGAGATCGGAGGCGTGTCCTGGATGAACGTGGCATTGAGCGTCGGGAGCGCCGCGAAGTCTTGCGCGAGATGCCAGGCATCGAGCGACAGAGCGGCGTCGGAACGCATCTGACCGGTGATGAGATTCTGCTTGTACCGGTACTCGGCCCAGCGTTCCTGGAAACCGAAGGTGGCCAGGTCGGTCGCGTTGTTCTGGAAGAAGACCTCGGCGTTGAGGATGGCCTGCTCGCCGATCGACTGGAGGGCGGGCCAGTAGTATTCGAAGCGGGTCCTGCGGACCCAGCCGCGTTCGCGGCCCTGCTGGTAGTTCAGAGGCGCACGGACGGCGACCAAGCACATGAGAACGCCGTGCTCGGTGAAGGAATGCGTGAACGTGCCACCCTTGCCGGTGGCGGTAGCGTAAGCCGAAAGATTGCCCTGGACCGACGTACCGGTCGTCTCGGAGGTCTGCGGAACGGGGTTCATCATGACATTGATGGTGGACCCCCCCAGGAACTCGGGCCGCTGGAGCCGACTGTCGGGGGAAATCACCCCGAAGTGACTTCGCACGAGTTCGGTAAGACGGGACCCCCCGCGGGCGTCGCGTTCCAGGAGCCGCTGGACCTGGAACGACTGACGAAGCTCGTTGATACTCGCGGAAGTGGCGGTCGCGAGGTTCGCGACGCCCGAAAGCGCCGTCGCGGACCAGTTGAGCGCGCCGGCGTTACCGGCAATCGTCGCAGTGACCTCGATGCCGGCGCCCGCAGAGCGGCTCAAAGTGGAGGCGGCACCGCCGCCGCCACCCGTGAACGTGGGCGTGCCGGACCCGGTGATCGTGACAGGTGCGGTCGCACCGAGCGGCAGGAGCACCGTCGGCCCCTTCTGGGGCCAGGGGAGCGCGGACGTGATGTAGTCCTTCCGCTTGCCTCGAGCGCGAAGCGGATAGTCCGCGCCTGCGTCGGTGGTCGGAGCGACGACGGTTCCGCGCCCCTTCTCGATGACGGGGCGGAGCTGGAGCGATTCGTCACGGAACCACTCCGACCAGATCAGGTTGTAGGCCCTGAACGGCAGGGCCGAGACGAGCTGCGGAGTCGAAGTGAGGGGAAGGCCGAAGTAATCGGCCATGGACCCCGTCGTCACACTGGGGAGAAGAACCTGGGGGGTCGTGTACTTGGGAGCGAGGAGAGCGTCACCCGGGACCTCTTCCTCGCCCATGAAAAACGCCCACTTGTCCCAGAGAATGCGGTTCGGGCAGAAGAACCAGAACGTGTCGAGGTACAGCTGGTCCATCAGCGGGAAAAGCGGAGTCGCCATGCGAGCGAACATGCTGGCGTTCATCGTGACGGTATCGCCCGGAAGAATGTCCTGGTCGAGATAGACCGGGATCAGAAGCCCGGAGTCGAAGGTGGTCTTGTAGTTCGAACTGCGATTGAAGGTCGAGCGCGGGTGCTCCGCCTTCGGGACCTGAGCGAAGGAGTGTTGCTTGTTGTTGCCCGAGTAGGCGGTGACCTGGTTGCTCACTTGGTGGTGCCTCGCTGGATGTAGCGCGGGGGGTTGGCGGGGGTGAAGGTCGCGGTGTTCTCGTCGAACTCGCCGACGTAGAAAATCGTGAAGTCGCCCGGGAACTTGGCGAAGACGTGCGAGGCGTCCATCGAAGCTTCCTCGAAGGACCGGACGGCGAGAGCGTCGTTGGGGGCCTGGAACGGGGCGCCGTAGGCGCCGTGGGCCTTGTCGAAGAGCGAATAGAGCTTCACTGGGGCATGCCTCCGAAGTGGGCGGCGAGGGCGCCCAGGATTGCCGAGATGATGTTCGAAACGAGCTGGAACGTCTTGCGATTGCCCACGTCAGACTCCCGAACGGATACGGCGAGCCATCTCGCCCTCGATCTGAATGCCGAGCGAGCGTAGCTCATCCGGAGTGAGCTGGGGAGCCTCCAGCGCCTTTGCGGCGCGTCGTTCTTGGAACTCGGGGAAACCAGGATGTTGCCGGAGGGTCTTCAGGTAGTAATCGGGGATGACGTAGCACGGCTTCTCCTTGATGATGATGAAGCCCTGTTCAATGACCTGGTCCTGGTGCTGTTGGATCCAGGAATACCCGAGACCCCCGAGACCCGTAGCGCCTCCGTTGGAGGCCTGGAGGAACTCTCTCGAGACAGGCTCCTCGGAGATGATGAGCCCGGAGTCGAGGTCCACCGTTTCCATGATGGGCTCCTGCCGGTGGTGCGTTCGGAGCTTCTTGACGACGTACCCGGAGACGTAACCGATAGAAGCATCGGTGGCGAGATGGAAAGACGTTTGCCCAAGGCCCCAGGAATCCTGGAGGGTTCGGGAGACGTAGTGGCGTCCGGATTTGTAGAGGTCCGGAAGGTCAGCGCCGAAGAGGACGGCGTGATAGTGAGCACGCCCAGTGGTGGGGCCGTACTCGCCGCAAGCGAGGAAACGGAA